AGTAATGCATATCGATGGTAGCACCTGCTATGATGATGAGTGAAAACACAGCATACAAAGCAATGTGAGTATAAGATATTGCTTTTGATGAAACTATAACAGGTAGCAATATAGATGCTATATATACAAAAAGTCCTATTACATAATTGGTCCCTTTCATACCTTGTCCTTTCATATAACTAACGTATATAATTCATAATCTATACAAGTTAATTAAGGCTCATTAGGTGCTTTAACAACAACAGATTTTGAAGTCCCACCACTGACAACTTCATAAGTAATAGTGTATTCTTTTCCTTTTGCAGTCTTAACATGTTCAGTAAGATATCCTTCCTTATATAGATTTTCTACTGTTGGAGGTGTGTCGACATTCTTATCAATCATAAAAGGTTATATCTTATTAATTTATTCCAAATTTCAAAATACGTTGTAATAATCAAAGTTTTATATCGTGGTTTAGTAAAACCAATAACAGAAAATATCATATTTCAAAATTAGTTTTTGACGAATTTTTGACGGAAACTAAAAAAGAGGGTAGCAGTTACGCTACCCTCAATTTGTTTATTTATCAAGTTCTACTAATCTATGTAATTCCCCATTAACAAACCACATTTCACAACGCACGTTGTCTTGGTCTACTAATGTTGCCATGTATAACCCATCTTGATTAGGTTGAATATCTTCTGCGAATTGATGTGTTTTTCCATCGAATGTAAATACTTGTGCCATAATACATTCCTTTCTTTGTGAATAAATAGTTGTTGCAAGCCGTGCAACTCGGAGATAGATTAGATCACCATGCCTTTACTGTATAAAGTACACTACCACCTTTAAATTGTGTTCCCTCAAAATGCCCTAGCATTTCAACTCTACCAGCTTGATAGCCGATAGTTTCATACATTTTCTTATCAATCACAGTAACACCAGCTTTTATTTTATGTTCTTTACCTAGATTTATTTTGTACACATCTACTTTTTGTTCATCGGTGTTAGCAACTACCGCCGTCCTATCAGATTTTTCTGTAGCTGCTTTAGGTAAATTAGGGTTGCTATGTGCAATATCCTGTTTAACCTTTTCTGCAGCCTTTTCTACAGTCGGTGCTTGTGTGTAGTAAGTCGCTATTGGTTGAGTTCTTTCCTTAATGGAAATAACTTCTTGTGCCTGTTTTTCGGTTACATGAATTGTCTTGGATAATTCTGTAGGTGATTTAGCCTGTTGTTGCGTTATCACAACAGGCTTTTCAATCTGTTTCTGTTTATACAGATGATAGCATCCCATACACACTAACATAAATACCAACATAGGAATTAGCACCTGTGCGGTGCGTTTGTGTGTTTTGATATAAGTTAGTACCTTAGATAAATAAAACATTCATCTATGCCCCCTCTACCTCTTCCATTAGCATTTTTAAAGCCTTAAACTTTTCATCAGCAAATCGATTATTTAGACTTTCACGTAACACGCTACTATTCCATTCAATGCTCATGCACGTATCATAGATACCAGCGATAAGGTCATAATCAAAACGCTTATCATCGATATAGGATAGGTTTGGTAATTCAATATCTAATGCTTTTTCCATTAACTTCAACGCATCATTGAACATATTAACGATTTCACCAGTACCATACTGTACTGCTCGACTCCATACTACATCCTTTAACGCATTGGAATGTTTTTCCACATTAAACATATTCTGTCTTAGGTACTCGCACGCTACATCATAGTAAGCACTTTTAATATAGTCATGTTGCATTTTCTCAAACCCTACCGCATCAAGTGTACCTAATTCTTGCCACTTAGCAATAAAGCCATCAGAATTGATTTCACCACTATCTATCAAGGCTCTTGCGTAGTCTTTGTAAAAGCCATCTTGCTTTAACCCCCAACCAAGAAACGCATCAACACTACCACAATTACTTGCTAATTGATACGTTCCGTAAGAGATACCGCCAGTATCATTGATGCCACTAGATACACACGCTGGATCTCCATTACTTTCATATTCAGCACTCAACTGCCCTAATTCAGCCATTCTAATCACTCCTTTTCATTGTCATTGCTACCCCCATTTGTATGTTGGGGGCGTTTAGAACCACTAGCAGCACCGATATAACCACCAAGCACACCAACTATTACACTTGCCAAGTCCTTTTGTTCAAGATAAATAGTCATGATTAGTGCTGCAGCTAGTGCCACTAATGTTATAGTGTCCTCATAATTAATCTTCATTTAATCGCATCCTTTATTGATTTAACGAACGCTATCAACTCTTTAAATAAATTCATCGCACGTTGAAACCATATACTTTCCACAAATTCAAGTTCAATCATGTTTTCAACTATACTTGCTAACTCAACAACGATAGGTACTAGATATATTAATGTGGATAGAAATACATCAATTCTGCCTAATACAGGAACATCTACATCAGGCAATATCAACATGATAAATGACAATAAGAAAAGCCAAGGATAAGATTTAACTAACTTCTTAGTCATATCTGCCCTTAGCTTTCCGCTTACTAGAAATCTATGTATCTTGCCATTGATTTCGACTGGAGCCCAACCTCGCCAAATGATAGCTAGAACAGTATTCTTTAAAGTACACTCTCTATTCGTGGCTAGATTGTAATTGCGTGCCTCTACTAAGACACGCAACAATGTATCAATAAAAACTAACACAACACTCGTAAATATGGCTAGTGATATTCGCACCGCCTCTACCACGTTGAACCCCTCTACTAAGAAAGGTGCTAATACAACTTCAATCATGCTTACTCCCCAATTCGTTCGATTTTTATAGTAAATAGATGCCTTGTTAAACTAACCTTATCTCGCCAACCATTAATATTAAATATAGTGTCGGTAAGATAATCTTCACGCCCAGAAGTACTGACATTAACCTCAATATCTTGCGATGTAGCTATAGTAAATTCATTAGTTTTGTCAAACCCACCATGCACAGTCGCTCTATACTTTCCTTTTGGTAAATACACAAACATCTTTTCTGTACCTCTAATATCGTATGGGTATTTTCCCCATTCCCATGTTTTAAAAGATACAGGAGTTGTTTGGACATAACTCTTGTTACCATTTGATGTACGTTGCACCACAAGGGCGGTTTTATCCGCCCCCAATCGTGCATAGTATGTTTTGCCATTAATTACTATTGGCAATCGCTTTTCGCCTACATCACGCAAGTTATCAGTTAGTCCAAATGTTAAGGTATCATTCCCTTTCTTAACTTTTAGATTAGGCATTATTCAACATACACCTCGTTTCCACCATTAGCACTCCACAATTTCAATCGGCTATTCAAGGATGTTTGTACTCTACCCCAACTTTTCCATGTACCAGCCATGAACATACGATGATATGTTTCGCCATTGAATGCATGGAATGTTTGGTCTATCATCGCACCTTTGCCAAAATTCATTACAATTAACATACCTTGTTTGTGGCTACGTGGAGGGTTGTTAGCACCGCCATCAAAGTTGATTTCGATTGCACCTTGTGTTGTGAGTGTGTTCCAGTCTGTAGCCGCCTCAATTTTCGTATATGGAAAACCTAATTGGTCTACTTCTGTTTTCTTAACAAAGTTATCGTCTACATCCTTTTTCTTATAGATAGCCGTACCATAATGTTTAGTGGTAAGTACTGTGAAACTATCTGTACCATCATAGTGTTTAAATTCCTTACCTTTAATAAACGTATTAACGGAGTTATCGCCAAGTTCAACGTTACCAGCGGTGGACACCTTAGCCATACCAACACCATGACCATCAGGTTTATAACCCTCAATCAAGGTATTGTTAGCCATTTTAAGTGCGCCACTTAATGTACCGCCTGTTAGTTTGAGATAATCAAGCGTTGCCAATCGTGCAGTATTGATAGAGTTTTGATAGTCCTTGTTTGGATCCCCAACATAAATATCAACTTGGTGTCGCTTATTTGGTTTTTCTGTTAAAACAGCAAAATAGAATTTTCCGTTGTAGTAAGCTATATCTTCGATTTCAGTAGTTCTATTGATTTCAATAATCTGTTTAACTGTGCCAAATGGAGTACATTCTACTAAACTACCCAAAGTAGCACTCATGATGCATCCATTTAACATGAAAGCACCATTGTTATTAAAATCATCGTATTGGTAATCAACTTGATAAGTTTTCATTTTCACAAAATCATCATTGTATAAGTTGATTTCACGCAAGCGTTGTTGACCGCTAATAGGCACGATGCTCACATAGGTTCGTGTGATTGGGTCGTAGCCAATATTGAATACACGTTCATTCAATGTGATAGTACGTTCATATTGCATTGTGTCCGCATTAAGTACTGTTAGGTTATTACCATTTTTTAAGCCATTGGCAAGATAAATCTTGTTAGTATTTTTGTTGTAACACATTGTGTTGCAATGCCCCATCTTATCTGGGTCATTAAACTTATACGTACCCACAATTTCAAACGTGGATGAATTGAGTTCATATAATATTTGGTTGTTACCATCACCGCTAATACAAGCTAATACGAATACATTCTTCTTATCGTTGTAAGTGAACCCTTGGCATTGGTTCACCTCATCGCCGTATTGAATGTTTTTAACAAACGCAATATTATTTGCACCTTTAAGCATCGGTGTTTCAGTCGGATAGAACGGCTTGATATTGCTATAAGTACCCATATCCATTACGCTATCGACTGTGTTAAACGATAGATGCTCATTGATTTTGTAAATACCATTAGGTATCAACAAGATTTTATTTTTTAGATTATCGTTAGCACGTTTAAATGCTGCGGTATCATCTGCTACACCATCGCCTACCGCCCCAAAGTCTTTTACGGAAACGATGCCATACAAGCTATCTTTAGGAATAAACTTTGCATCAGCCTCGGTTTTAGTAACCAAGCCACCGCCATTAGGCAATGCAATTTGTTCCGCTTTAGCAGCTGCGGTTTCAGCACGTTTAGCAGCATCTGTTGCCTTGATAGCATTACTTGCGATTGATGTTTGTTTATTATCAATATCTGTTTTTAAATTGCGTGCTTGACTGACTAAATCATTAATATCTCGTTTATCAACTGTAGTTTGTCCAGCGTAAGCCTTTGCATCTCTGACTAATCGTTCTGCCGTAGCAACATTAGTTGAGGATGTATCAAGTGCCGTATTAGCCGTTGCCAACTTATCGTCAACAGTTGATGCAATCGTTTTGATTTCTTCGCCCAATCGGTTGATTATATCTGCGTTAGCATTAATCTTATCGGACTTTTCAGAAATAACATTCATTGCATTAATTGCATCATTAGCAGCTTTTACGGAACGCTCTACAATATCCCTAGCAACTTCATTTGCGTTTTTGTCGCTATCCACTCGAATTTTTAAGGAGCGGTCTAGTTCCGCTTTCATTTCTTGTAAAATGAGTATGATCTTATCGGTTGCGTGTTCGATATTCTCGAATGGATACTCATCAGGCAAGTCCATATCTTGTGAAATTGGTGTTTTACGTTCTAGGATAACCTTTTGCCCTACGGCTAGTGCATCCCCATTAGCTGGGTAAATTACCGATTTGGTGTTTTCGTCATAATCGATATTGCCTACTTGTACCGCCTCTGTTCCATCCGCATCAACGATAGTTAGTTTAATATCCTCGATTTGTACAAAATCATAAGGAAAAATAAACTTCTTGTTTCTCCCATCACATTGATACACTACAGATGGTTTTAGTACTTCTGGTGTCAATTTAACATCCCCTTTCAGTTGTATATAAATAGGACTACCCATTATGGATAGTCCTTATTTATCAATGTTTCTTTTTGTCTTTTTTAGTTTTTAATCTGCGGTCAAATACAATGGCCATGATTACATCTTCTATAGCTGCATCGGTATCGGTGAACGCATATTTAGCTAATGTCCATAGTCCATCTGTAACAGTATCACTAAAACCAGTTGCCCTGTTCGCTAACTGACTAAGACTTCTACCTAAATCAATACCATCTTTTTTATCATTGATGATAGCGTTACCCACATCGTAAAACTTCTCTACAATGCTTAAAGCCATAACACTATTACCTTTATTAAATGGTCTATCACCTAGAATGTATTTCATAGCCATATTTGACATATCACGGATGATTGGTACACCCATAGTACCTTGTGAGACTAATTCCTCAATAAATGACTTAGCTAAATCTTCTGGTTTGTCATCATCACCATTCGTTAAGGCTTTATATGCCATCATGCCTACTGCTTGTGAAATCAATGTCCACCATAGCATTTTAACGAACCTTGCATAATCGCCATTATCCTTACGTGCATAGTTGCCCTCTGTGATGATGTTATACAACGTATTAGCGTAGGAATAGAACGGAACGAATAGTTGAGTAAATGTAGAACGTGAACGTTGAATAGCAGCAGCATCCTTTGTATCACCGCTACCAAATATATCTCGTACTGCTCTGTCGCCAGCCTCAATAGATTGTTGTTCTATCCATTCTGCACTTACACCCTCTTTACTCATGAGTTCCGCTTGCTTTTGATCATATGCAAATTTCCATACAGGAATTGATAAAGCAAAGTCTGTTTCCGTAAGTAATCTAAACCCCATTTGGTTTATATCATCACGAACATTAGCTAATTGTTCTACCTTATATCCGCCTACATTTGTATCACCTAAACGTAAGCCTTTACCTGCAATAGATAAACCTTGTTTCAAGTCTTTATCTAAAGTTTGAATACGCTCACGCATGAAGATTGATTGTGCTAATACAAAATCTCTAGTGTTGTTATACGTAGTAGTTCCGTGTCCATAGAACCCTATACCAGCATGATTGATAGCTCTAATGGTATTACCTACACCGATACGATAGAACGCAACTGGTAAGTTCAACGCATTTTGTAAAGCTACCGATACACGCCCAGCCATAACGGCGGTTGATGTATTCTTTTTCAATGTAAGAATTAATCGGTCAATATCGTTTGTTTTAGCCGCCTCATCTTGCCAATTATCACGAACCCAAGTGCGTAAGAATTGGTAAGTATCTGCACCAAATTTATCTACAATGTAGTTTTGCAACTCTCTATTACTGATTAACTTATTAACATCAGTTACCGCTTTACGCATGGTTACATGGTTAATAGCCTCTGTGATAGCGTTAGGAATAACATCAAAATCAAGTAACAATGATTTATCCTTAACTACATCTAAACGTGATTTAGTAGCACTCATGCCACTTCCCCATACTGCATTACTACTAACCATAGTTTTAGCAATATCTTCAACTTGGTTGTCGCTAACAGATGCATTGACTTTAGGGTTATACACGATAGGGAAATATTGCCCCTCAATGTTTCTACCACCGATAGTGAATGTTAAACCCTCTACTTTCTTTAATGGGTTACCATAGAGTTCTTCTTGAACCTTACTACGTTCATCAAAGAATGAATTGATATGATCCCATGTGCGAATTACAAATTCCCAGTCCTTATCAGTCATGTGTTCTTGGAACGCACGTTCAATTTCAACCTCATTTGCTTTTGTAGTTTCCATTACACGTTGCCTGTTGCTTTCTGTACCCCAGTTAAGGGCAATCATGATAAGTTGCTCTTTGGTTAAGCCGTGTAACTCTCCAACTGTGTATAGATGGTCATTACGCATATCAAATAATTCACGCTTGGAATATATTCCTACATCTTTTGCCAGTCTACGCATAGATACTTCTTTACGTTCATTGAACGCTTGTGTTGCTCTATTGATTGGGTCATAGATGTATTTAACTGCGAACCCATTTTTACCGCCACCCATTCTACGTAAGAATGTTTCAACTTTAAGCAATGCTAGGTGGAAACCATATAACTTACCACTTACCGCATCCATTTTAGTTTGGTTGTTGAGTTTGTTAAATACATCACCCTCTGCATTACCAAAGGTTTCTGTAGCCTCACCGATGATTTCTTGTACTGCATTTTCAAATGATACGCTATCACCAGCATCATTTAAAATGGTTGTACCCTCATACTCATTTCTGCCATTCTTATACATACCAGTCATGAGTTCTTCTAGTGTTTCTAGTTCATTCATAGTGATAGAACGGAATGGTTTAGGTGTTTTAGAGTAGAACATCTCAACTATCCAAGGCTCTAATTGAACAGTACTTTGTTGATTTAGAATACCAACATCAGGATCTAATGCAGCTAACACGCTATTCATATCAAAACCATCAGTAGGTTGTAAGCCGTCATACTTAGTTAAACCCATTTGGTAAGCCATATGGGAATAGAAATAACGCATATTAGGTTCAATAGCGATAGGGTTTTTAGGTCTAGTCATGCGTTGTAACTGATTTTTCAATTTCAATCGCAATTTCTTGGACTTTTCAAAGTTTTCAAACGCTACTCTTGCCCTTGCTTGTTGTAGCATCTGTTCACGTTTAAAGCCTAGTGCCTTATCAACATCACCTACCGCCAATGCTCTATCTGCTTTCTTACCAGCAGTAACCGCTTTGTTTTGATATGTTTTAAACTGTACCGCATTAGATATAGGCAATGCACCTAATTCTTTTCTTGCACGTTCCATGTAGTCTGAAATTGTACCAAGTCCAGCACCACGAATAGAACGTACATTATTGATGCGGTTATTCAACATATCCTGTAAGCGTTTTATACGTTCTTCTGCTTTTTCTAATTGCTTAGTGGCATCAGATAAAGCAGCATCTACTTTTTTCTTATCAGATTTCAACTCATCGTATTTAGTAGGTTTTACCTCTTTTTCGATTTCATCTAATTCTGTATCGATAGTTTCTGCGTTAGCATCTAGCTTACGAATGCGTTCTAATAAAGCCCAATTCTTCGCCAATTCACGATTAGTAGATTGTTGGATAATCTTACTTTCTTCTTCGGTGAGTTTCATTTGACCTTGTGTGCTAAGTAAGATTTCCTCTGCTATCTGCTCGTTGGTTTTACCTACGTTGTTATCTCTCATAAACTCTGCTTTCGCATTGTCCATTTCTTGATTGATAGCATCGTTAAATGTAGCGCCAGTTTGTTCTACTTCCGCTTTCTCTAGCTCTTCAACAGATTTGTATTGAGTGTCTTTTAAAGCACTTTCACCAAACACGTTATAGCGTTGGTGCTCTTTATAGATAGGATATTGCTCAATCAATCGTTTTTCGATTTCAATTTGTATTACATCCTTTTCTTCATTCCATTCCTTGATAGGTCTATTATCAAGTTCTTTCATGAGTTTTCGCATCACACGTTCTTTTGCTTTTTCTTTCACATCTGCAATATAAGACTGCATCCGTGCTTGGTCTTGCTCGGATAGTTGCTTATAGAGTTCGGTTTTCTCAAACTGTTCTAGTTGTTGTTGCTCTGCGTATGCCTCAATATCCTCTTGGGTTGCGATCATACGTGCCATAACATCTTTAATATCAGTAGGTACTTCACCACCTAATCGTTGAACGCTACGATAAATGTATGTTAGCCACTTGGAGAATTGACGGAATACTCTTTGCAATGCACTTGTTGGTGCTTCACCACTTCGCAAGTAGCTTTCCCAACCTCGTGCAAATTTCTCATGCGCTTTCGTATTGTCTACGTTTTCACCATCAACCCAACCGCTCCACTCTTTCAACTTGTTCCAATCTGTTACAAGTTGTTCAGGTGCATTTTCCATAGATGCTAATTTTTGTAGATCATCAAAGAAAACATGCCCCATCTCGTGTAAGAATGTACTTCTATCCGCTGTTTTGAAAATGCTAATAATGCGTTTACCATCTTTCATGATTTCGGTCATACCATTAACGGATTGATTGTACTTTTCAATGACGTTGATTGCCTTATCATCGAACACTACATAGCATCGTCCATCTTGTTCGCCATCGTAGTATATACCTTTTATACCGATGCTATTTAAAAATTCACTAGCCTTTTTAGCATTTTTCACATTATGAAGATTAAAATGTTCATCATTGCCAAGTGCATGAGATAAGAATGAATACAGTTGTTTACCATCAATATTTGTTTTCTCTAATGCACCATATACATCAGTCTTAACATTCGAGATAGCTTTTTCTTCACGTTCTCGTTCTACTTGTTTTTCTTTTTCATATTTTGGATATAACTCATTTCTAAACTTTTCATATACATTTTTTAATAGTTCATCACTACTAGCTATGGTGTCAATATCTTCTTCGATGCCTACTGTTTTCAAAAATCTATCAACATTTCTTTTTTGAATTTTATTGATATCATTTATTGTTTTATTTTTGTTATGTAGTTCAGATATTATGTACCCTACATCCATAAAGCGTGTGTATTTATTCGTCCATTCATCACCAATAATAGACCCTTTGTGATATTTAATTAATAGACTTGTAAAACGTTCCAGTTGTTCTTCTGTCATTTTATGTAATCCGTTTTTCAAGCTATCTTTTACATATCGACTATATCCAGAAATAGGATATTGCTCTGGTAATAACTCTGTTTCATTTGGTATTTCTACTTTAAATAAACTGCTTTTGTTAGAGCCTTGTTCTTTACTCAATACCTCCTTATATAGTTTGGATACTTTTTTATCTTTAGCAAAATACAAACCCCAACCATGTGCTTGATTGCCCTCACCAGTACCAATAGCACCTAAATCAAATGTGTCAAAGTCATGTGGTGAACCATGCCATGCGGATTGATAATATTGATAATTATGTTGTTTTCGGAGATTGTCTAAATCATTTTCGTTTGGTATACTATTAATAAATGAACGACTTAGTTTAATCCCCCCAAGCCATGGTGGCTGGTTTTTTGGATTATTACTAAGTCGTTCTTTGTTTATATATATTAAATCCCCACCCAATAACAAATCATAATACGCTATATTGGTATTTCTAGCATAATAAGATTGTACAACATGATAATCACCTCTATCATTGTATTTGTTCAATAATATTGGCATCATTATAGGCTTTCCGTTTAAACCAATTACTTCAGTTATAATGATAATTTTTTTGCCATTATCTGCACTAAATATTGCAGATGGATTTGCAATGGTATTAGGTAACTGTTTCAACATATCAATGGAAACTGTATCATTATGTCCAGATAAAATTCTTTTACCGTTAGAATCAAATACAGGTGAACGCAATATTTTATGCAAAACACCGCCTGTAATTTTGATTCTTTTTAAATCAAGATTAATTAAGTCAAATACTAATGGTGAATCCATTATATCTATTGTTTTTTTACTTCCTATATTATTAGCATTATCTACATTGTTAGCCCAATCACTTAATACTTTATCAAGTTTGCTTTCCCATACTGCTTTTGTATTTTGATTATAACCTTTTTGATTATCTAAAACTGCATTCATATTGATACGCACGCTATCACGCAAATAATCCATAGCGGTATAACCGCCTTTACCCATTTGTCGCATATATTGTGCCATTATATCAGCGTGTTGTGCCATCAATAATGCATTTGCTTTTGCAGTTTCACGTTGTTTTCTATTTGTGCTTTCGCTAATAGCTTTAACTACTTCGTTATACACATCATATCCGCTTTTTGACAACTGCATTCGTAACGCTATGTCATTATTCGCCAATTCAAAGACTTTATCTTTCATAGCCTCTAGGCTTTCAATCTGCATTAGCATATGTTCCATATCTGCATAATGTGCATCAGATTGTGCTAATGCATCAGCGTTACCATCAAGGCTTGCATTCGTAGTTGCTCTGCTATACTCATAAGCTGCTCGTCTACGTTCTGCGTTAGTACGTGGTGCTTTACCACCATTGTTAACTTTGTAATCAACTAACCATTGAGGTTCAATACCAGTACTTACCGCATCATTGATTGATTTGTCTGCATTGTCAAAGTCGCTTGCATAGGTTTCTCTGTACTGTTCTTTTAACGTGTGCAATAAGTTGTTGAAATTACGTTTGATGTTCGTAGGGTCAGATAGTACCTCATTAAGTACTTCACGATCTATGTCGGATGCACCCTCAAATTCATTACGGATAATATCATCCTTGATACGTTCCGCACGTTTAGATGTATCATCTTTCAATACAGATTTAGCAACATCTACTTCTTGTTTTGCACGTTCTAGCGTAGCCAATGACATACCGCCACGTGTAAAGTAAGAGGTTTGTTTTAAAGCCTCTACTGTTTCATCTGATAGGTTCATAGATACTTGGGCGTAGCTACCAATAGGAATTTCAACAGGTGCATCAGCCTCAATAGCTGCCTTGACTTCATCTTGTGTTACTAAGCCGTTATCTACCATATCACGAATTGCAAGTTGTCCGTTTTCAGATTGTACTAATTCCGCTACATCTACATATTGAGTAGATACTCCAACCTTATCGCCCTGTGCTTGTACGATTTTGCCGTATAGTTCAGGGTTTTCTTTTGCGATTTTATTGGTAGTACTATCTTTACGCACATTATCCATAATGACTGCGCCATTGCGGTTTTGCTCCGCTATGATTGCTGCTTGTTGTTGCTCTGGTGTTAGCTTTTGAAAATCACGGAAAGCCTTTGCAGTACGTACACCACCTACTGCACCACCGATAGCACCAAATCCTATTACCGCTGGCAATGCTTGTTTCATTGCATCAAGTGAACCTATAGCAATATCACCTACGCTATAGTAACCCTCTAAGTCATTATCCTTGCGTGTTAGGTTATGTTGTACCTTTTCGTTTACATCTTGCAATCCCTCTTCAAATAGTTCAGGTACACCAGCTTTAATAGAGTTTTTAGCCATCTGTGCAACAGTTGTTCCAATACCTCTATCAAAGGTTTTAACTGTATCACCTACACCTGCACTAATAGCTTTTGCAATCATACCTTTAGGTGCTACCGCTTTAAACGCTTTACCCATAGCTGCGGTTGCTGCAAACTCAATACCTGCATCAATAGCAGCATAAGACATAGCGTATTGATTAGCCTCTTGGTCTGTGTATACACGATTACCATTTGCATCTTTCTTTTGAATGAGTTCGATGTACTTATTGCCAAATGACATTTTATACATATTGTATGCCATGTCAGCACCGCCACCCCATTTAGCACCAGTAGCAGCACCAGCGGCTACACCTACCCCCTCCGTAGCCAAACCACCAACTAATGCACCAACGGCTGCACCTGCAACTGCACCTACACCACCTTGTTTAGCCATCATGTAGCCTTGACCAGATGTTGCACCAAGTACCTCTTCTAATGGACTTCCGCCATCTGGTCTTCTATAACTTTGTAAGTTGTTTTGTAATCGATTGACTTCATCGGTTAATTCGCTAATCTTTTGTGGATCAGTTTCACGTGCCAACTCATAACCAACATCGCCCAACTTCATTTGGTCATTCATCGCCCAAATACTTTGTTGCATCGCATCGAATACACCTTTTGTATTTCTTATCGATTCAAGATTATTTAAGGCTTGAATACCCTCAGCTTGTGAGCTGTATTTTACCTTGTAGAGTTCTGGAAACTCATCATAAATATCTTGTAAAACTTGACCTCGTTCTACTCGTCTTGATAGATAATCAGCACGTTCAAATGCTCTATCATCACCAAACATAACAGTATCCGCACCAATATTTAAAGTCTTAGCAATACGCAATGCTTCATTAGCACGTAATTGTTCGTTGTTATATAAAAACAATCGGTCTGTATTACTAACAAAGCCAGCAGGTAAAGCATTAGGCAATGATTGTCCTAACTGACCTATCGCTTGAAACAGATTAGCTTGTTGTCCAAATGGTGAAATTGTTTCACTTCCATCTGCATTTTTAATATTGATAGGCGTGTTAGCTATTGTAGATAATGCATCTGCCGTGTTTTTAGCGATATTTGATACAGTATCTATTCCTGTGCCAATAGCCTGCCCTATAGGTGTTAAACCACCTACAGGACTAGACTGTACACCAGCGCTAGCAGTAAAGGAGCGTGGACTATCTCCATGACCACGTATTAACGCTTGAAACTCCTCACGCTCTTTTTGATTAATATCAGCCATTTGTGTATCTCCGTTGTAATGCATTGTATTCTGATTCGTAAATATCTTTAGTTGAGCCATCTCTATATGTTACTCGAATGTAGTGATTGCCTACAGGTTCAGCATGTACAATACCTAATGCTTGATTACTTGCGCCACTTATTGTGGATGAATAATCATCTCCATCACCAAAGTATGGTTTGCTTGTGCTACGCAATGTGCTTGTTGCTACTGCAGCATCAAAAATTTCATCTTTTTCAGCATCTGTAGGCGGTCTATGATGTTTGATTTTAAATTCCTCAATGCGACCTGCCATCTCTTGTTTAACGCCATATTTAAAACTACCAGCCAATGTTTTATCTTCCGGCATAACTGTGGCAAGTTTATATTCATATGGTGTTAAATCAATATTGCTAGCTTTCTTGTTGTTATCATCAATTTCTAGTAATGATGCATCAAGTTCATCATCCATAATTTTATTTGGTAGCACACGTTCCGCATATGCTCGTGTTTGTTCGTAAGTGTGAGATTTAGCATATTGCTTAATTCCCCATTTTTCTTGCGCCGTCATTTTCAAACTTTTTTCATAAATTTTATCTAGCTTTGGTCTTTCGCTAGCCATTTTGCCACTCCAATATTCTTGTTCTTCTGGAGTTGTCGCTCCTGCCAGTTGGACTTGTGCATATTGGAACGCACCACTTACATCACCATTAGCTATCTTTTGATTTAAGATTGTTTGACCTGCTTGTAAGCGATCATTAATAGCAATCTTTCTAGTTTGCTCTTGTAGTGTATAGTAATTTTTGTATGCTGCCTTAGCCTCATCTTCAGCTTTTTTGATTTGGTCTTCTGAATATTTAGGACTGCCACCGCTAGACATAGGGGCATTTCTCATCCCAGCTGAATAATTAGCTTCCGAATCTGTGTAATAAGAATTAGCTTTTAAAATATGCGCCCATGTATCTACATCATTAACATCTTTTAGACCATCATAATATTTTAAAAAACTTTGAACATAATCATCTGCAAAATCTTCATCGGTCTTATATACTTTGTAATAATTAGTTCCACCATCTTGTTGTCGGTTTTCTTCGCCATTTGGTTCAGCTTGTGTTAGTCCAGCATAATTTCTGTTTTCTGTTTGTAGCTTACCAAAGTTAGCACTACCACCTGTTTCGTGATAAAGCTGGCGGTATACCATTTCAGCGTTATAACCATATTTTTTAGAGATATATTGTGCGATTCCCCATAAATGAGTATCAGCACCAGCACCGCTTTTTAGCGCTTCCTCGTTTTGCGTTTCCATCTTAGCTCTAACATACATGGCGGCACTACTCATGCCTGTATTTAAATCGTGTCCATACATCTGATACAACTTAGCATATGTATTATCATCGTTGACTAATTTGTTAATATTCATCTGACTGGACATTTTTTTATATGGCGTTAATACATCTTCACTAACAACACCACTTAATGAAGTTATTAGGTTTTCAACTTTGGTTGAATCGTTTTCCGCAACAGATCTATCAAGTAAACTTTTCCCAGTTTGGTCTGTATTAGCACGAATTTTTTCGTTAATTTGTTCATCATCTAACCCTAACTCTTTTCCTGTAGACCGATATAAATCACCCATTAAAGAAATAGTTTTCATTTGGTCAGCCATGTTATCTGAACGAATAGCGGAATCTCTTAGATTTGTAATTTGATTTTGTGTGGCTATACTTAATGCGGTTTCATACTGACCTCTCGAATATTTGGATATGTTATTGTAATCAGTTGTTTTAGATGTCTCAACGGCTTTATTAAAGGCATTGATAGCATCATTGGTTCTGAATTTATATTTATCTAATATATCCTTTTGTATTTTTTCCACACCAGCGTTATAGTCAGGCAATATAGATTGAGCATTCATACCTTTACGAATCATTAACCCATCTTTATCATCGTTAAGTAATTTGTTAGTGCTATTATTAAATTCGTTGATGGCATTGGTTACATCGATATAATCTTTTCGTTTGTCGATTTCTATCCATGTGTTAGTCGCATCTTGCAATGCTTTGGTCATAGCATTTAAGCCACTTATGTTACCGCCATAAGCCATTTCATTTACGTTAGCTTGTACATTACCATTAATTGTGTTTAAGCGTTGGTTACTATCATAGCCTATTAACTTCATTAGATACCCCACCTATTATTTCTAATAGTACCTTTGGTTACGAATTTCATCTTAGGCATACCAGCAGCCTCTAATGCATCACTAGCTGGTGTGTAATAGTTATTACCACTACCAACATTCTTGCTTGCATACTGACCTTTTAAACCATAGATACTAGATGCACCACTCAATATCGTTCCTAGCATAGCCATTCTAGCTTGTGATTTAGCGTTGCTTGCTGCTGCTCGTGCGGTGCTTGCCTCGTTGCGGTAGTTCATACCATTAAGATATTCATTGTAGATACTATTATTTTTGTTAGTTTCCCAATTCTGAATGTCTTTGTTATATTCGTCATAGCTAGATGCCATTAACTGTAATGGTGTACCACTCATGGTTAAACCGCCAGCACCAGTTTCTGCTACATTCTGCCCTTGGATGAGTCGCATTTTATCGGACATTTTATCTCGTTCTTGCAAGGCTTGGTCTGCTATTTGTTCTTGCTTGCGATCACTTATTCGTGCGTTAGCCTCTGCCACCCTTGCTTGTTGTGCGTACATTGCAGCTTGTGCCTTACCTTGTTGGTGTTGAGTAAACAACGTACCAACCATACTCGCTGCAGTTAATGCAATAGGGTTACACATTCGCATCCCCCTTTCTCAATGTAAACAAAACCATATCCCCATCGTTAATATCGTAATGAATAACCGCACCTAATGACTTCAGCCATCTTATGGTGCGGTGATTTTCTTTATGTATATAGTTAAAAAGTACTTCCCTAGTTTGTAGCCATTCCCCAATGATATTTCTACTAACTCTCAAAAATTGTTTTTGTAGTGTTAAACTACGTTCAAATTCTTTGCTCCCCAAAAAGTAAATGCAATGCATCCCATTTAGTGATGTATTAGACACACCATATACGCATAACGGCTTATTATTATCAATAACAATGCGACTTTGATAATCTTCCCCAAGAATATCGTTCACAAAGTCATTTTCGCCATAGTTTGAATTTTTTCGATTGATATATTTAACCTCTAAGGCATCTATCTCTCGTAAGTTGATATATAACTCACGAATTAACGAAACGTGCTTAGAACGGCTAATTTTACATTCCATGAACATTTGGGAAACCACCGCCAATTTCTACCTCTCTTGTAACCGCTAACAGGTTAAATGGGAAAGGTTTTGAGTGTTTTATACAGATTTCTGTATTTGTATTAACGCTAGTTGCTATCTTAGGTAACACTATTACAGTATCGCCAGTAAATAGCGTTTTAGGTTTTAAGATTAAATCATCTACATCATCAAATGTTCGACCTACGCTACCACCATATGAGCGATATAACCGCAACGCAACTCGTGATATAGTTACCAATCTACATTGCAATGTACCATCGTTTATTTGTTGCTCTACGCTAGGTATTTTGATTTTAGTAGTATAAGGTAACCCAACAGTAATTACATTCGCTTTACCATCCAATTTAATAACACCAGTAGGTGGTACTTCCCTAGATGGCATCTGTTGTCCATCAACTACTATGTCTACCATTTGCCCTACTAGATGAGGTGCGTTGATGTAATCAGTCTTAATCGAATTAGCCACCTTAACATAGCAATCTAAGAACACATCGGAGTTATCCTCTGTGTACAATGGAATACTACGTTCAATGCATTTAACATTTTTCTTGTTGATTACACGATCTACTACAAAATAGATTGTGTCTTGTTCACCCTCTGCCACGCTTTCTACATATCTGTATTTACCATTTGTTACAAAGTGCGACCAACCATACACCTTTTGTTCAGGAATATAAGTTAAACAGTTAAGTTGTCCATCATCCCTTACGTAGTAGATGATAGAGTCTGGGTCTTGTGCATATGCACTTGTAACCGCTACATGACCTTTAACCAATGTTTTAACAAACAACGTTAAGTCTTGCCCTGTGTAGTTGTCGCTTTCGTAAGAGTAACCCATATCACGAACAGTACCGCCACGCTCTTGAACGAATACACATCTGTTACCAATGAATTGTGGTTCACATTTCAATGCACCACGTTGTGTTTGTGTTTTAAGATAACAGTTAGTAGGTGTAATAGTCTTGCTCCCATCGACTATCCATTCATTACCGCTTGTAAGTACGATTAAGTCATTAGCTGGTACTAGATGCCTAATCTCATACATTTTGCGGTTGATTACTGGCAATGTGATTGCACTATCATCTGTAATCGTACCGCCTACTTTTTCAACACCAAAGTTAGGGTAATCACCAGTTCGACTAAACCAGATGAAGTTAGGCTTACTATCAGTAGCAGCCACTACAAATCGGTCTTGATAGAATGTACATAACTTCGGATAACCTCTGCCTCTATTCCAACTCCCCAACTTCCATTGGTAACTAGGTTCACCCTCTTTAATACCATTCAGAACATTAACCTTTGCACTCTTAGCATTGGTTACGCTTTTAATCTCAACGATACCATATTGAGTGAATGGCATAATAGATAAGTCGCAATTAACAGAACCACTCTTAATATCCGATACATATTTAAGCCTTGCACCAGCCTCTATCTTACCTGTATCAGTTACGTTGTAGTCATTCTTGGATGTGTACGTTCTGTAGTCTTTCCAAGTCTGTCCGTCATTGTTAGAAATCTGTAACTTGACTGTACCCTCCCATGTACCATGTGTTGTGAATTTCCATGATAACTCGGTATCAGTACTAAACGCTCCAACATTGTAATTGATATTATTATAGGTCTTTTCTATAGATTGACCTTGCATATATCGTCTGACTTTTTTCTCTACAACTTCGCCAGCTGATTTAGTGTGTACCGCATCAACATAATAAGCAATCTGAATAACACTACCTACCATATCAGATGTAAAGAGATCTTTAGTCGATGTGATTGTATCACCGCTAACAGTCAATGTATGCCCATTGTCGGTATTAATATCATCGTAAGGTTGTTCGGTTAGTTTGTACGCACTCATTCGCCAGTCAGTATCACTATATCGTGATAGCGTTTGAATAGGGTATTTACCGCTACAGATGAACATTACATCGCCACTTTGGATGCAGTTTAATTCACTTACAATATCCGCCTCAAATGGTGTTTCTACCTCAACATTCGTATACACACCATTCCGCCACACCCTAACGTATCTTTCACCAAACTCAAGCATGAATGATTGGTTCTTGTTTGTAGTAAATTCAAACAGCCTAACAGGCTTATCATGATATTTTGCATAACCGATAAACTGTGAACCTTGCCTACGTGCTACCGCTCCATAAGGTCTAATCACCGCATTTTCAGCAAGCAATAATGCACTTTTATATTGTTCAAGGTCAAATCGACTAGATACATCTGGCGATACTTCACCAGTAGTAAATGCCACTTGCCCTATGTACATAGGTTGCATATCACCAACTCCTTGCTTTTAGATAATTAGACACATAAGGCATATCTAATCTACGTTCTTTAGCGCTCATAGATTTTGCCTCTTGTAATGCTGCTTGATATAGCTTGTACGATTGGTCAAACAAACCACTATTACCAGTTAGTGGCATTGCTAGGTCAGATGCCATCTTACATACCAATGCTTTAACGAATATAGGGTTCATTATATCTACATCGGTTACATCATAAACGTAATCTATATGCATCAATGGTACATCACTAACAATGTACTTAGTGTTATTGTCAGTCAAATATACATCATATTCTCGTTGTTTCTCTGCTCGGTATCGTTCGCCCTGTGGAATGACCGCAAGTATACGAACACACTTTTCAGGGTACGCATATACATAACCCCAACCATCAATCTTGTGTTCTGACAATACCGCTCGTTCACGCTTACGTGCAAAATTCCATTCAAATTGCTCTAACAATACTTGCCGTGTTAGATCATAATGTAATCTGCATTGTCTAGCAGGTTCTGTTTCTTCCGTCATGGAACGTATTCGACCTGCATTGATAAGCGATAACGCTTGATTACAAATATCAGTAGGTGTCATATTTCCACCTTTCTATAAAAAAAGAGGGGGCAAAATACCCCCTCGTTCAATTATTCAGCAGTTTCTTCCGCTTTTTTGCCTTTGGTTTTCGCCTTTGGCTTTTCTTCCGTAGGTTCTACTGTTTCTTCCGTAGGTTCTACTTCTGCGACTTCTTCTGCACCAACAATTTCAAACAAATCTTTGAAGTAGTCTTTATCGTATTCAGCTACTTCTTCTTTTGTAAATTCAACTGTTGTTCCCTCTTCAATTAAACCCTTTGTATTGTGATAAAGGGTTACTTTTGCAATGTATTCCATATTATCCACCTTATTTAATGTTAATGCCACTTGTTAAGAATGCGGAGATTTGACCGCCAGTCATGTTGTTAGCGTTGATGCGGATATATTTCTTACCGCCATTAGCCAAACGCACTTTGTATTCTGTGCCAGCTGGTGCATTTGCTGCCATTGTAATGCCATGCAACAATACCGCATTAGCCATATTATCAGTATCAGAAGTGTAAACATTAAACAAAGGTGTACCAGTTACTGTTTTGTCGATGCGAATTACAAGGAATAAGTTAGGGTCAGCATCGCCACCATTACCATTCATCACCACATCGGAGTTAGTGTTTGTTGTAATGTCTTTTTTGAAAAAGAATGTATTTTGAGTATCAATAATCATATATGTTTATCCCCCTATTAATTAAGCAGTAACTCGTGCTTCTGTGGAAAGCAATGCATCGATTTTACGTACTGGAATACCATTAGCACGTGTAACCATTTTGCCCATTTCCATATCTTCTGTGATTGTAGAACCATGTACCTTGTTCTTTTGCAAACGTAAGAATGTACGCAATTCTTGGTTCATGTACCATACAGGACGGCAGCCAGTAAGAGATTGCATTCTTTCTTCTGCTCGGATCATCAAGTTAATCAAGTTAGGACCTGCGGAAATATCTTCTTTAATAGCTTTCATATCGATGTTAGCGATACGCACTACATAGCGCCAATCACGTACTGCTAAACCAATATTTTGTTTGAAGTGAGTGCGGTAGCCTTGGAACATAGAACCATCAGGTTTAGTGATTGTTACTTCGCCTAAATCTTCTTGTTGCAAGCCTGCCTCACTACCACGTGGATATATACCATGTACTGTAAGTGGACTCCAACCTACAAGCCACATGGATGCAAGGTTAGCAGTACCACCAGCATCAATAACATTTTTAGCGCTATCAGCTTTCTTAGGGTCTAATGTGTTAAAACGTGCGGACAAACCAATAAACTTTTCAGGTGTTGTTTCATCACCATAGAAAAGTGTACGTGCGATTTCTTGACCCATAGCCTCTACAAATGCACTATCTTCTGTAGCACGGAATGCTACAGGGTCATTGGAAAGTTTAACCAAGTCTTTATCTACTTCGGAGTAAGCCTCTAACATACCACAAGTATCTGTGATTTGTTTTGTAGTAGATTTAGATGGTTGAACACCGCCATAAAGCATACGCCATGTAGCATCTGGTAAGCCAGTACGTACTGTTGTTTTATTAGATGTACCATCGTTACATTCAATCATTGTCATGTCTTGAATGATTTCGTTAGATTGGTTTAATTGTTCAATGATTTGTGCGATTTTTCCGTTAGGATCCATACGCTTTTGCAAATCAATTAAAGTAGGGTTTTGTGTTCCGATTGTAGCCATAAATTATTTTCTCCTTTTATTTTTTGAACATACTCGGATAAAGATTGCGTCTGATTGCCTCTTCTGACTGCGTACCACCAGTTGGTTGACCGCTACCTGCGTTACTATCTTCTGCAGCCATATCAGCGATTTTTCCAAACACACGGATAACTTCGATACGATTACCCAAGCCGTTTTCAGCTAGAATTTCACGAATATTAGGAATTGTTTTTTCAATCAGCTCAATACCTGCACCTGCTTTAGCCACAGTTTCATCAAATTTATTTCCTAATTCTTTAATTGCATTTTCTTTGTAGCTTTCGTATTGTTCAACTAACGCTTGTTGCTTTTGTGTTTCGTAAGCAGTTACAAGGTCTGTAGCATACTTGTTACCAAATTTAGCTAACTCTACTGCTTGCTCTTGCGTAGCACCTACACCATTAAGCATTTTAGAAAACTCATCTGCGATTGATTGGTCTACTTCACCGCTATCAAATGCTTTCGTGAAATCATACACAATTGGTTCTGTAGGTGTTTCTTGGTTGCTGCTTGTGTCAGTACCGCCACCTAAGATTGTGTCTTGTTGTTGGTCTTGTGTATTCGTATCTTGCGGTGTACCACTTTCCGCACTACCTGTGTCAATATTCGTGCCTTGTTCTAATTCTTCTGCCATGTGGTTTATTCACCTTTCTTTTCTAAATCGTTAAACAATTTTTGTTGGTTGATATATTCAAGTTGTGCTTGATGATATTTCTTAACTCCCTCTACACCATCACCGATGCGCCCTAATTCGTTCATATAAGTTAAACCTACTTTTCTCTTTCCCTCGTTGAAGAATGTTTCAGAATTACCAGTAAACGATTGTTTCAATATGTCGGTGCGGTCTAAAAGCCTACAAAAAAACCACCTACCAAGTTCAGTACTTAGTACGTGGTTCAACGCATCAATATCACGATCACGAATATAATCTTGTTTTGTTTTCATCTACACCCCCATACCCATTAACTGTTGCATTACTGGGTTTCCGTCATTGGCTGCATCTGTTGCTTGTTTAGCAGCACCAGCCATTTGAGGTGCTAATTGTGCCATTTGTAATGCTTGTGCTTGTTCCTCTTGCTCTTGTTGTGCTTGTTGTTGTTTTTCCATGATTGCTTTGTACTCATCATTGGAACGAATAACCTTAATTGGTACACCAAGATTTACACCATAAATATCGGCTGCTTCTTCAAAGTTGAATTTCTGAACAATGTTTGCATTGCCTTGTGCTAATGACATAATGAACGCATAGTACTGTTCGATATTCACCAATGAGGACATTTTCTGTGCTTGTGCTAATGGTGAGATGTATTCAATCTTCACATCTAAGCCATTCAGCATTTCTGCTACATCATCGTCAATCGGTGGAAATATTCCAGCTCTCTCCAAGATGCCATAAGTACGTTCAATGATTGGGTTCAAAAACTCACTTTGCAAGCGTTCAACTACAGGACCTAATTGTTGCATCTTTTCTTGTGTACGTTCCATAACCTCACGTGCGGTCATTTGCCCTGCATCTAGGTTATCAAGCATCAAGAATAAATCAGCACTATAGGCACGTTTGATGCTTTCAGATACAAACTGTATCTTCGCTTGTACGTTCGCCACATCAATGCCTACATTGAATATCGGTTCAACTTTACCGCCTGTGTCAACTTCCGTTACACCGCCTGGGAATAAATTCACGCTACCGATAACATCAGATGTAGCACTCATAGGTGGTTTAATACCTAGTTCAATAGCGGTTACTAAATCTTTTTCAAGCAGTTGTAACATTTGTGCATCTGATTGTGCGAACCATGCACACCCTTTACCATAACCGCTTAGATCATGAGTAGTGTGTCTTGCAATCGGTATCGCCCACTCTTCAAAGCCACTATGTCTTAGCACTTCATCTGTGTTACTACCCTCTACCCAGTAGATAGAGGAATAAGGCATATTCTTATTGCCTAGTTTTCCGTTGCGGTCTTTGTTAGGCATTACCAACCAACACACAACAAAAGTACTTGCATTACCCTTACCCTCGTCATAGGCACGTTTAACCTTTTCAGGGCAAGCATTATAACCAAACTCTTCCACTAATTGGTCAGCAGTCATGCGGTATCGTCTACCAAATGTATTTACATCACCATTACTGCCACACTCTAATGCGTATGTTCCAATAGGATATGATGTAAACCGCACACCTACTTTTGCATCTGGCATGATACTCATAGGTGCTTGACCAAATGGCAACTCCATATAGGTTTGATGGACTGTATTGTAAAAGTTAGACTTAGCAAATACTGCATACAATATTTGTTCTCTATCATCCAATACTTCCGCCACTTTACTATTAGCAGCTAATTCAACATTCTCTAACGTGAGTTTAAACCACTTACGGCTTGGCGGTGTCATGCCACTCATTACACCACTAGCGAATATCTGGCAACTTTCCCAAGCTACGCCATTATTAATCTTATCGGTATAGACTTTTGATTGGTCTTGCTCATCGTCAAATACGCCAAGGAAAGGTAGTTGATAATCTCGAATATCTTTCCATCTCGATATGTACTTCTGACGATTATCGAACATCGACTTAAACTTCGCTTTGATTTTGCTATAGTCTTTCTTCTGCGGTAGTTGGTTAGTCGGTTGTCTAGCAAGTGTTGATAAAATAGTACCTTGCATCTCTAACCCCCTAATGTGTTCTTAGTGCCTGTTGGTGCAGCGGATAGAATTGTACTTTCATAGCCACGTTTACCCTTACGCTTTTTAGCGAACCATTCTTCACCAGTTGTTGTAGTAGCATCATCTGTTTGTACAGTTGGTGCTGGTGCTGGCATTGGTGTATCAGGCATCTTATTTTTCATGCACATTAAATCACCCCTTATCTCGTTTAAATGGATCATACTCTGTGTTTGCATGAACCCTACTCCCTACATTCACTTTTTTATTGACCCTGAACGCAAAGGTCAAGGCTAATGCATCGCCTTTATTCGGAGATGGTAAGCCACGTTCTTTCATATCTTTCTTGCTTTCAAGTTGTATTCGCCCATTCTTATCGATGATAGCCTCTGGACCTGTTAAATCATCATATAGTCCTTGGTCATTAGGTGGAATAGAACCGCCCTCTTTTAGCCAGTCTTTCATTTCTCCCCACATATACGCACGCATATTAAGGTACATACTATTAGGACTAGCACCACCAAAGGCAACTAACCGCCATCGTCTACCCATTGATTTACCGATACTATAAATACCAGTTCCGTAGCCTTGGTCAATGAACACCGCATCTGCTTTGTACTCATCCTCAAATTGTGCAATGAGGTTAGCCATACGCATATCATCGTCATTCTTTTCAATGGTTGCTAAACACTTCATCGAATAGCCTTGTCGCATTACGATTTCTAACGTATCACCACCAGTCCACGCTGGATCTACACCGATAATTGTCGGTAAGTTGCTGAAATCAGTAGGCTTGTAAATTCGCTTTTGCGCCTCATCTACTATTGTTGCGGATATAAACTGCGTATCAGATGCACTAGGGAAAATGCCCCTAACACGAATTTTTACAAAATCGCTATCTTCTCCATAGAGTTCTACCCATTCATTTAACAAAACTTTGTTTGATACTTTAACAGTTCTACTATCAATTTGTTCTGTGTGCCAGTAATTGCGATACTTTCTAAAACATTCTCTAAAACGTCCACTATTTTTAGTAGGGTTTCCAAAGGCGCACCATATAATTTCTGTTTCCTTATCCGTTAAAGCACCCTCTGCAACTTCCCATATGATATCAGCTATAGAAGATGCCTCATCAAATATAATAAGAATGCGATTTCCTTGGTTATGTAGACCAGCAAATGCATCAGGGTTGCTTTCGCTCCATGGAATAGCATCTATCCGCCATGTTTTCTCATATTGCTTATCAGCACTAAACAATGCAGTTGCGGTGTATACAAACAGTTCTTTACCTATGAATAGGTTGTACCATTTACTTAACTCCGCCCATGTTTTAGACGATAACTGCTTTTCTGTATTTGCAGTAACCACACCCCTTGTATTTTCGTGTGTAGCCATAGCAAATAAAATAAGAAACGATACTAATGTTGATTTTCCGATGCCATGACCTGATGCGATTGCAATTTTAATTGCCTTTGAAAGACTTTTGCCTTTCTTTAATTCTTCACCAATCTTTTTTAAAATCTTGATTTGCCACTCATCAGGACCATCAAATTTTTCAAGCGGTGTTCCTTTTTCGCCCCAAGGAAATGCAAAATATACAAAACCTAATGGATCATGAGTGAACGAACCCAACGCATCAATCAGTTGTGCCTTGTTGTACTTCATCGGACTTCACCCTTGCTTGTTTCATGCGGTCTGATATATCAATCTCTATTTCTGCATCTAGTTTCACTTTGTCAGTAAATAACATATGCCGTTTACCTAATAATTCAGCTGCCTTAGTTCTATCTGCAACAGATACATCTAAACCAAATGCATCTTTTTCTTCGCCACACATAACCCTAGTTAGATATTCCAATACTTCATCAGCAGTAGCGATTGTGTTTTTACTACGTTCTGACATTACCGCATCTATATATTGGCGTACCTTAGGTTTTCTTAGCATCTTACTTCCGGTTACGCTTGCACTATTTTCTGCATATCCAGCCTTAATAGCGCTCTGTGTTGCATTGGTAGTCTTGATATACTCATCTGCAAATATTCGTTCTTTTTCAGTTAGTTTACTAGCATCTGCCATATATCAATCACCACCTTTATATGCTTTAACTAAAAAAAGTAACACCTCGTGTTGCTTGGTGCTACTATACTCACTTTCTTTCTTATATAGTTGTTTGGGTTTAAATGTTTTCCCCTTTTTGTACTTGTGAGGAAATGTTAGTTTGTATTCTTCCTCTGTGTACATTCGACTGACAATATATATCTTGCAAGGCTTATCAAATTTGCTCCATGATTGCCTTACATCGACTACATATCGTCTACCGTTCATCTGTAATGCTTTAAGTAGTTTCTTTATTGTTGGTTGATAATTCACATCCAACACCACACAATACCAATCAAGATTAGTACCGCACATACAATAGCCAATCCATCGATGATTGTAATCATATTATCGCCACGATGCTCGTAAGCATATTTTGCTTTAGCCTGTAGTTCTTTATTGTTCAAGTCCTTGGCTGCTTGTTTGAATAGTTTTCTATCTTCAATGAATTGTTTAATCGCTTTAATCATTTAAGCACTTCGCCACCTTTCCTTTTTAACTTGCCATGTGATCTAACACATAAGCCGTAATTTCCTTTACTTGCACCGCCACAGGTTATGTATGTTTGACATAAACCATCGTACTCTATCACGTTTGCGGTACACACTCCCTTTTTGTTGTTCAAGCATTTACTTTTACAACACCTTACCTCTGTCATAATCTCCCCTTTATGATAGATTTATGCAAAAAATGAGATATATCCACGTAGATATACCTCATTTTATGATAGTTTTATTCATTTTATTTGTATTGATTACTCAAAACCGAAGTTATACCATCGCTCTCTTGTCGATGTAACACATAGGAATTAGCATTTCTTCTAAAACTCTATATCGTGTGTTAAGTACCTAGGAAACAAATATAACTTCAGTTTTCAATAATCACTCAAAACTAGGTGTGTTGATGATATGACAATTTACGCAATTTGGAGTTCAACTGTGAATAAGAAATACAAAGTTGGAAAAGAGAAACACACCTAGTTTTCAATGGTCATTACACACTCAATACCAACAACTAACAATTTGATGGATCGTAATCGTGTTAGGTTAAGTAACAACAAGAATATGAATAAGTTTCTTTTGGAGGCTG